TAGAAGAAAAGAGTGATTCAGTAAACAGCCCCAAGCACTATAACATGGGTGGTGTTGAGTGCATAGAAGCAATAAAGGCCAGTATGACTACATTAGAGTTTCAAGGATACTGTAAAGGTAATCTTATGAAGTATGTTTGGAGATATAACTATAAGATGAAACCCTTAGAGGATTTACAGAAAGCATCGGTTTACTTAAACAAACTTATTGAGGAAGTACAGTAATGGAAATGGATCAGTATCAGGAGTTTATACATAAGAGTCGTTATGCTAGGTGGCTACCAGAAGTAGGACGTAGAGAGGCGTGGCATGAAACAGTTAATCGTTATGTAGACTTTTGGAAAAACCGTGGACAGATAGATGATAAAGTAGCCTTAGAGTTATTTAATGCTATATTTAACCTAGAAGTTATGCCCAGTATGAGATGTCTAATGACCGCAGGTAAGGCGTTAGACTTAGACAATGTAGCAGGTTTTAACTGTAGCTATCTACACATAGACCATCCTAGAAGTTTTGATGAACTAATGTATGTTCTTATGTGCGGTACTGGCGTAGGCTTTAGTGTAGAAAGAAAGTTCATTAATAAACTTCCTGATATTGCTGAGACTTTCCACAATACTGATACCACTATAGTTGTAGCAGACAGTAAGATTGGTTGGGCTTCTGCCTTTAGGGAGCTAATTAGTTTACTTTATGCAGGTAAGATACCCAAATGGGATATGTCTAAAGTAAGGCCGTCAGGAGCTAGACTAAAAGTATTTGGTGGTAGAGCTAGTGGGCCTGACCCGCTAATAGATTTATTTACTTTCTGTGTTGAGTTGTTTAAGAAAGCAGCGGGTAGAAAACTAACATCAATAGAGTGCCATGATGTTGTCTGTAAGATCGCTGAGATAGTGGTAGTGGGTGGCGTAAGACGTAGTGCTTTAATCTCTTTGTCTAATCTGTCTGATCCACGAATGGCTAAAGCTAAGTCAGGCGATTGGTGGAGGAATGAAGCACAAAGAGCATTAGCAAATAACTCTGTAGCTTATACTGAAAAGCCTGACTTTGAATCCTTTTTGTCTGAAATGCAAAACATTTATGAGAGTAAAGCAGGTGAAAGGGGAATCTTTAGTAGAGTAGCTGCACAGAAGATAGCCTCTAGGAATGAAAGGAGAGAAGCAGATAAAGACTTTGGAACTAATCCTTGTAGTGAGATTATCCTAAGAAGTAATCAGTTCTGCAATCTAAGTGAAGTAGTAGTTAGATCCCAAGACACCTTAGAGGACTTAAAGTGGAAAGTAAAAATAGCCTCAATCATTGGAACACTACAGGCTACTCTAACTGACTTTAGGTATCTAAGGAATAGTTGGAAAAGAAACACAGAAGAAGAAGCGTTGTTAGGTGTGAGCTTAACTGGTATAATGGATCACCATATATTAGCAGGAGGGGAGCCTTCAGAGCTACCTTCTTGGCTTGAGGAGATGAGAGATGTATCTATTGCAACAAATAAAGAATGGGCTAGGAAACTGGGAATTAATCAAAGTGTTGCTATTACATGTGTTAAGCCAAGTGGCACTGTGTCTCAGCTTGTTAATTCTGCTTCTGGTATCCATCCCCGTTTTTCTGGTTATTATATTCGTAGAGTTAGATCGGATGCAAAAGATCCTCTTGCTCTGTTCATGTCTAACAGCGGTTTTCCTGTTGAGCAAGATGTAATGTCCCCATCTTCATTGGTCTTTTCTTTCCCTGTAAAAGCACCACATGGCTCTGTTACCGTTGAGGATGTAGGGGCTATGCAACAGTTAGAACTTTGGAAGGCTTATCAAAACCACTGGTGTGAGCATAAACCAAGCATTACAGTTTACTACAATGATGATGAGTTTCTACAGGTAGCCCAGTGGATCTGGGAAAACTTTGAAATATGTTCAGGTATTTCTTTGTTGCCCTACAGCGATCATGTCTACCAACAGGCTCCCTATGAAGAAATAGACCATGAGAAGTACAAAGAAATGCTAGAGAGTATGCCTAAAGATGTAGACTGGGCTGACCTAGAAGCACTTGAGACAGAAGACAATACTATTGGTTCTCAAGAGTTAGCATGTGTTGGTGGTGCTTGTGAGATAGTTTAAGGTAAAACTTAGGGGGCTTTTTGCCCCCATTTTTTTAATCTAATCTTTCGTTAAACTTTTCAGCACCCCCGCCAAACCAATTATAAAATAAAGGGCCAACTACAGGTACGCCTTTTAATACAGGTGCAAAATCAGGATCTTCTTCAAAAACTTCTGAAGTTCCTTTTATTACAGCTTTAATGATAGGAGTAGCGGGAATCAGAGTATTTGCTACCGCACCTGAAATATCCCCCCTACTTAAATATCTTTCACTTACATATTTATTCATTCCAAAAACTCCCAACAAAGCCCATAAGGATCTATCGGGTAAATCTTCTGGTCTGACTTCTCTACCTAAAAGGATGTCTTTAGTAGCACCAACGCCTGTATTTGCGACAGTTAGATATCCCGCCAATAATCCTGCGTTTTTAACAGCTTCTTTTTTATTTCCTTTACTCCACTCTTGGACTACATTTCTACGGACAATATCATATTGTTTTAAAGTAAAAGATTTTAACATATAAAGAATACGTCCATTAGGATTCTCAAGATATGTTTGTGGCATTTCGCTTAGAGCAATAGGTTGAACATCTGCAAGTTGATTAAATGCAAATAACTTTACATTGTCAGAAACATTGCCTGTTTTTAAATCAAAAACTAGAGCATCTAATTCATTACCATAAATATCTCCGTGTTTACCTCTAAATATCTTTTCACCTTTAGGAGTTTTAACTAAATTTCTTGCATTTTTTACAGAGGCGTTAAGTAAAGTTTCTTTTCCTAGTTTATCTACAGCACTAAAACCAACACCTTTTAGCATTTTACTTAAAGCTGCCCCTGATTTAGATATATCGCCACCCAATTCTTTAGTAATAATGTTTTCTAAACCAAGATCAATTAACTTAATTTCTTTAGTATTAAACATAGAAGATATTGTATTTCTAAACCCCTGTAAACCACTGGAAACTGCAACATCTCCTAATTGAGTAAGGGCAGAAATTGGATTAGCGATGGTTCCCATATACCCAGTATTTCTTAAAAAGGTGTTAATTTTATTTGGGCTTTCAGAACCACCAATAAACCTAGCTTGTAAAAGACTTTTTAATTCGGTTTGTTGTTGAGCGGATATATTGTTTAATCCTTCTTCAACAAAACTACCTATAGATTTTTCTACATCAATTAAACCAGTACCATCCTCAGTACCATAACGCCCTAAAAATTTTCTTTTTTCTATATCATTTACAGCCCCTCTTAAATACATAGACAAAGATTCTTCAGGAGAAGCATAGTATTTCATTTGTTCTGGTAGTATTGTTTTAATAGTTCTGGGTTTAACAAAACGCGGCTTTCCAGTATCCGTGGTCATTCTATAGCCACGTAAAACTAAATCTACTACTTGCGCCCTGTCTTCAGAAGATAAGTTTGTTACTAACTTTCCTTTTTTAGAAGCAAAATCATTTAAAGCTCTATCTATAATTCCTTGTTCTTTTTTACCTAAAGAAGCTCTTAAACCATCATAATCTTTTACTACTCTAGGAAAATAATTTTCTATCTTTCCTATAGAATGTCCTGCTTGTTCTAATTCTTTTCCTGTTTTTTCAATTAAACTTTTTATGTTTTTTGTATAAGGCTCAAGCAAAGAAGGCGCTCTAGCTTTCATTAAACCTTCTGCGGCTTTTATATTTCCATTATACAAGTAGTAAGTAATTTTTTCTTTAATCGGATCAGCAAGTTCTGACAGTCCTTTTAAGAAAGGCTCTGCTTGGCTTATAGCTTTTTGAGTATTAACATGAGTATTAAACTCAAACTTACGGAGTCTACTATAAGCACTCACATCTATGTTACGAACTCTAGTTGATAAAGTCCCTAACCACCTATCAAGAGAAGGACTATATAGTCTGGAAACTGCACTGTCTTTAGAAATTGACTCTGCTACAGCTTTTTCTGCTCTAGTTTTTGATGCAGGGATTCTTAACTGCCTTCCTGTATTTTTTAAAGCAGCCTCTACTTTAGCAGGATTAATGCCTGCTTCTTGTAAGATAACCGAAGGTTTGTCTATAGAAGCTCCTTGAGCTATTCTTTCGTTTATTTCTTTTTGGGCAGTAGCAACAATACTTTCTGCTTTTTTAGTAGCTACTTTATTTACTACGGTTCGTCCCACTGCTGCTAATGCAGGTGTTAATGTAGCAGACCCTAGTGTGGTTATAGCGGCTTTTTTGATATCAACCTCACCTGTAGTAGCTAAATCTTCTGTCACACTATATCCTAAACCTAAAGCTCCTGCTCCTGCTGCCATAGTTTTATACCCTGATCCTAATGGTATTAAACTTGTAGGATCGGCCAGTGCTTTAGTAAACTTTCCTGCTCCAGAAGCAAAAGATTCTTCAGCTTGTTCAAAAAACTGTCCATATTCTTCTTGTAATTCTCTTTCTTTTTCACGTAACAACATTTCCCTACGTTCTTCTGGAGATGCTTCTTTAAAACCTTCTCCATGTAAATCATCTGGGGATACAAAATTAATGCCGTTAAAATCTACACTTATTTCTCCTAATGGAACATACGCTTCTAAAAGAGCCGCCGTGTTTTCTATAAGATTACCACCTTTATCAAAACCGTACATAAACTGAAGAAAAATGTTTTCTTTTTCAGAACTTACATACTTACCATCAATTATTCTTTCTCCTGCTAAAGCACCTTTGTTTTGTAAAGTAAAAGAATCATCTATATCTTTTTGTGTTAAAACATAACTAGAGTTTATAGCATCTTCTTCAGTAGAAAAAACACGAGATAGTTTACCGTTGACAATAGTGTCTCCTGCTAAAGCACCTTTGTTTTTAAGATTATCAGAAGAAGATATATCATCAAGAGTTAACGTGTAAACATTAGACATTTTTTATCCTTTATTAAGCATCGCTAAACGGATCGTCATCCGTTGCATTTGAAGATTTTTGTATCTTTAAAACTTGTTCTAGTGCTTGTTTTTTGGTAAGGTTTGGATTATTTGTGACAATCCTTTCTGCTTCATCAGCAATTTGTCGAAGATTGTCTTCATCTAATTTTCCTAAAAACCTTGATGTTTTCATAAGATTTTTAAGGTCTGGATTATTTTTAATAATAGATGTATACGTTTTAAGTTCTTCCGCTGATAGCGAGGACGGTTTAAGTTCTTTTTCAGGTTTTGTAATAGGATTTTCAGCAAAAACCTTCTCATCTATAATTTCCCATCCTGTATCTGTGGCTCTTACTAGCTTACCGTCTAAAACAGCAGTTCTAAGAGCATCGCCGTTTTTAGAATACATTGTAGTAAATGCTTCAGGTTTTGCCATAGAAGGTTGCTTCAACAAAAGACTAGCGGCTGTTGAAGAATCTCCACCTGCTTCTAACCAAGACACTAAATTATTATTATCTTGAGACTTAGCTATAATAATGAGAGCTTGCTTTATTTTTTCTTCTTGATCTTTCTCAGCTTGCTCTTGTTCCCTTGCTGCTTGCTCTTGAGCCGCAAGTCTCCTAAGTGCAACCGCTTGTTCTGGTGCTACACCTTGTATAGCCTGTGCTAACTCTAAGTTGCTTGTGGCCTGACCAACAGCTTCCCTTGCCTTTTCACCTTCGGTTCTGAGATCCCTTCCAAAAAGACCGCCCAGTCCTCTACGCATACGCGCTTGGTTTGCTGCTCTACCTTCCTCTAGTTTACCTGCTAAATAAGGCAAAGGTGTTCTTGAAGGTAAGTTAGCGGCATTAATACGCCCTTGCATCCTTGGACTTTGAAGTGCGGGGATACCAGTTAACAATCCTGCTATGTCTACTTGTGCCATAATTATACTTTCCTATTTATTTGTTTTTACCCAAAAAGGGAATCTCCAAAGGCTTCTTTTAAGAGAAACTTTAGTACAGATTCTTCGTTTATGTCAGCTGTACTGTAGTCTGTCCCTGTAAGAATCCCTGCAAGATTTTGATCTCTTGCAGTCCTTTCTCCTGCGGCTAATTCGGCTGCCTGTAGATAACCCTGTAATCCCATACCGCCTAACTGTGCTGTACTTGACAATACTTGCTGTTGTAGCCCTGCGGGTATCTGAGCAACACCCCTGCCTAACTCTAGCATATCTAAGGCTTGTCTTTGTGGATTATAAGACGCACCTAATAATCCCTGACCTAATTGAAAGGCTTGTGTCCTTTCTTGTCCTGCTTGGGTCATTGCCATTAAAGCATCAGCAGACCGTTGTTCCTGAATTGCTTTATTCATAGCTAATTGTTCAGGAGTACCACCATAGGCAGAAGTCATAAGCCCTGTCCTACCTTGAGCTTGTATCCTTTGGGCTAACTCTGACTGCTCTCTTTCTTGTTGTGGTTGTCTTAAAGCAACTAAGTTATTATATATCTCTTGTTCCCTAGTTGCTCTATCTGCACCTATTTCACCAAAAGCAGACTGTGCTTGAGACAGTAGATCAGCCTGAAGTGCTTGTTGTTCTGGGCTAAGATTAACATTAAAACCACCTTCCGCTGTAGTGCCAACATTAGCTAAACCAGAAGTTACAGTAAAAGGTTGAAAAGTACCCCTTTCTGCTGCTTGGTTAGTTAACAAATTAGCCATGTCTACAGCTTGTTTGCCGTAGTTTTCTACATTACCTATGTTTTCTGAAGATAAATAAGAACTTGTTGCTAAATCCAAAAAAGGAAGTAAAGCATCTGGAATAATACCACCCAGTAATCCTCCTGAGTTAGTACCTTCTGCGTTAGTATCTTCTTCTGCCATAACTATATCCTTTTAATCTGTGTTTTTACTTTTACCAAATATCTCATTTATTTATTACTCTCTCTAAGCATGTTAATGATTAACGTAGTGTCTGCTCTAGCACCTCTAATATCATCCTGAAGACTGTCTATTTTTAACTCAACAATAGAAACCTTTTTGTCTAAGTCTTGAATATTTTTAGAATTTTCTTTTATTTGAGCTTCATTCTGTGCAATATTTTCTTCATTTAGCTCAGTCGAAAGTGTGACCTGCGACCAACTAATGATAGATGCAATTATGACAGTACCCAGTGGCAACATAGAGATAAGAGTTTTGATGTCTACGTTCATCGTTTTTGTTCCTTAAAATTTACATTGTTTTTTAAAGTTTACCAAGGCAAGCCTGCGGCAGTTGTGGGTGTGGCTAGTTCAGCCAGTTGTGCATTTAAACTAGTTTCAATCGCTGCTGTGTCTAAAGCAGTTGTTACCCAAGAGATAACGTCAGCTTCAGTTAGATCAGCAAAGGGTACAAAGCCTGCCGCTGATGCATCTGGGGTAAAACTTTCAGTGCCGTAGGCAGACACAGTGTTTGTACCGTCTGTCTTGCTAACACGCCAATGTGCTATTACTACGCCATCGTCTGATGTGTTTCTTTCAAGTTGTGCAATTGTCCAGTTCATTATTTATTCCTTTCGTTAGATTGCTGAAATTATAAAAGCGAGTAGTTCACTGTAGCGAACACCCATCCTAGTTTTTTCTTCGTTAGTTTCTTCGTCAGTCCAAGTGCTACTAATAAACATTCCGTAGTCCCCTGCATCTAAACCTTCAGCAGTAAACGCAGCATGTAAGTCTTGTGCAACAATCCCAAAGTGTGTTCTTGCATTATCACCCTTTTCTACAACCGCTGATTTCCATCGGAACTTCCGTAGTAAACCTTTAGCGGCTACAGCGACACGTTGTTCTGCATCAGATAGTTCTGCAATGTCCTGCTTCTCGTTGCGATCAGAAGTCTGAATAGTGCCGTTGGTGGCGTGAATATCATCAAAACGCTTACTTCCACTTCCTATGTCTTGTGCATCGTCTGTGCCTGCTAAAATATTCCCTGATGAGTCTATGCGCATGCGTTCTGTGGCATTAGTATCAAAACGCATGTAGTTACTAGCATTGACGTATTGGATGCGTCCTTTAGACTCAGTTGTCGAGTCGCCCATCATAATTTCAGCGCCGCCAGAAGAATTACCCTCTAGTCGTATTTGCGCCCAATCGTCGTTTTGAACAATATGTAAATCTCTAGCAGGACTAGTAGTACCAATACCCAAAGACTCCGCAGAACTATCCCAGAAGAACTTAGCCGTTGAGCCTGTGTCTTCGTAGAAGCTGATGTCTCCGTTGGAGGCAAATTGTGCTGATAAAGCAGTGCTAGTGCCGTTGTATCGCTTTAAAAATATATCACCGTGGCTTGTTCCATTTTGACTTGTTAGATTTAAATCTCCGGCACTACTATCAATAAATCCTTTTTGATTAGTCGCATCTGAATCTTGCAGTGTAATTCTTGCAAAACCAGTATTAGCTACAGTAAGCCCATCCATCGTGGCTGTGCCAGTAACGTCTATGCCTGTGGATGTTGTGAGTAATTTTTCTGCATTGTCGTAATAAAGTTTTGCTGCGCCATCTCTAATGCCTTGGAAATAAAATTCACCTGTATGCGCTTGTAATTTAATGTTGTCTGACGCTTGTATGATTAAACTTCCAGTTCCTAGCTCTGCTATATAACTATTACTTCCATCATGATAAATCTGTAGGTCGCTGCCAGCACCAAAGATAGCCTTGTCGTTATCACCAAAGTTAATATCTGCAGAAGTAGTCATACCGTCTGTGGTAATAACACCAGTAACGTCGATGCCTGTAGAGGTTGTGGCTAGTTTTACTGAGTTGTCGTGGTATAACGAAACAGCACCGTTAGTGATAGCCCTTATTTTATACTCAGCAGCATCTGCGCTCTTAACGTCAAATTGGTCTGCTCTAACAATTAAGTTACCTGTTCCGTTATCGTGGATATAACTATTATTGCCATCATGATAAATCTGTAGATCATTACCTGCACCAAAGATAACCTTACCATCGTCAGGAAAACTTAGATTACCACCAGAAGATAAACTCATTTTCTCCGTAGCAGTCTCAGAAGCACCAGTTCTAAAGCTCAACTTTGTGGCGTTACTAGAGGCACTGAAGTCACCTTCAGATACAGCGGCGATACCTGCGGCAACTAATATAGCGTCTGTGCCTGTAGCTTCATCTGGGGCTTGGAAGTTAATTACACCTAGAACATCATCAGCCGCTATGTCTGTCTCACCAGTTTGTAAAGTCAGAGTAAAGGGTTTATCGTCGGCTGTAGCAGTGTGCTTAAAGTTAAGACCAGAATCATGGGCATGTATTACTTTGATTTCTGAATTAGCACCAAAGTTTAAAACTGCGGCATCTGAGTCTAAAGATAGATCGTCGCCTACAGTTGCATCTCCTGAGATGTCCAAAGATGTAAGTGTTCCAAGACTTGTTATGTTACCTTGGGCTGCTCCTGTGACTGTAGCTGCTGTTCCAGATACATTACCCGTAACATTGCCCGTTAAAGCCCCTGCAAAACCTGTAGCAGTAACCACACCTGTGCTTGGGTTATACGTTAGAGTACCATCAGATTCTAACCCAAGATCACCACCATCTACATCGCCACCTGCGGTAAATATAAGAGCATTACTTTCATTTGTACTTTCATTATCAGTGATTGTAACTGTAGTTGCTACTGCGGCTGTAGAAGCATTAGTTACTGTAACTCCTGCAATAACAGTATTAAGTGCAGTACCATTTACAGTAATTGCATCCGCTTCTAATGTACCATCAATGTCTGCGTTACCTGAAATATCTAAGGTTGCTGCATCTAGCTCTCCAGAAATAGTTAGGTTTCTTATACCTGTATAGTCTTTATTAGAGTCTAATATTACAGCTTTACTAGCTATAGCTGTGCCTACTGCGGTATCACCTAAGTCTAAGGCGTTTATCTCACCTACAACTACTGTTGCACCATCTAAAATATTTAGTTCTGCGGCTGTACTTGTAACTGCTGTTGATCCTAGTGTAAACTGGCCTTCAGGTACAATAAGTCCTCCTGCACCACCTAAGATAAGATCATCAGCAGAAGCATCCCATTCCATAAAAGCAGAAGCAGTATCTCCAAAGAACTTAACGTCATACCCAGTATCGTTCACACCTACGGACACAGTAGCGTCAATTTGGGTAGCACCATCAATATCAACAGCATCAAGATTTGTAGTCCCGTCAACATCAATGTCGCCAGATATGTCCAGAGATGTGGCAGTAACATCTACAAACGTAGGACTATCACCTGTTGCAACACCTTGATTTAAAGCCTTAACGCTTGCAATACCAGTAAGCTCTGAATCCATCAAAGCTCCTGCGGCTGTGACGTTAGCTGTGTCCGTTACGTCTGCGGAGGCTTCAATAGCATTTAGTTTGCTGTGATCTGCGTCTGTAAAGACATTAGAATCTGTAGCGGCTTCTACAGCGGCTCTGATCTCTGCGTTTGATTGATCTGCGGTTGCGGAGGCTTCAATACCGTCTAGCTTTGTACCATCTGTAGCTACATCACGGCCATCGACTGTGCCGCCAACCACAATATCGCCGCTTGCATTGATTGCACCGTTAATGTCAATCGTTGTAGCCGCTATTTGAATCTCTGTGTCAGCAACTATGTCTAACTGTCCGTCAACACTAGAGTTAATATAAATAGCTGAATCACGGAACTGGACTTTATCGTCATCCGATACAGCAATATCTGTACCACCTGTAGTATTACTAAGTGCTAAAATTTCTGAAAGTGTATCTACAGTATCTTGTTGTGCGTCAACATAGGCTTTAATGGACTGTTGAGTTGCAAGGGCGGTGGCACTATTGCCTGACATATCATCTTGATCTAAAATGTCCGTAACTGCTGTTGTTCCTGTTCCAGACAAAGAATCAAACTCAAGAGTGCCATCAACATCTAAATTACCGCCTATCGTTATATTACCTGTAGTAGTCACACTATCAATGTAAGCATTTTTAAAATATAAACTAGAAGTTCCTAAGTCTACATCTGAATCAGTTACAGGAGCAATGACACCATTAGCCATTGTAAACTGACTTGTTCCTCCTGCGGTAAATGCTAGGGTATCTCCTGCACTAAAGAAAAGACCAACATTAGTATCACCAGTGTTTGTAATACTAGGATCACTAGCTGAACCATCAGGAAAAGAAACTACCCCAGTAAACGTAGGGCTTGCTGTGTTTGATTTAGTTGCCACAGCAGTTGCAATATTATCAAACTCTGTATTTATTTCTGTACCTTTAACAATTTTATTTGCATTTCCTGAAGGTAAAGCATCTTTAGTAGCAAAGTTAGTAGTCTTAGTATAATCTGTCATATTAATCGTCCTGCTAATACGTGAATATCAATTTTTTGAATAGAGAAAGGTACTGATTCTATTTGTGCGTCTAAACCAATGGTTACTACAGAACCGCTACCTGTAGCATTTACTGTAGGTGTGTTTACAAAAACAGAAGCAGTATATTCTGCATTGTTGTCATATTCAGAAACCCCATACTCAGCAACAGACCTACCTAAAGATGTACCTGAAAACTCAAGAGCTTGTTTAGTGTAAGATTCTGAATAGTTATATCCCCAGTTTAAAGTTATTGCTGTTCCTGAACCACCTATAATTGTTAAGTTAAACTTTTTAAGAAACTTTAAATTAGAAGCATTTCCAAAAGCAAGAGGGTTGCTAAAGTAACTTAGTTTATAAGTAGCATCATTATCAAGATATCCTGTGTATTCTGCAATACCTAGTGGTTTACCTATGTACAGCTTACTTGTAGATAGCCTGTGAAAACTTAAAGGTGCAATACTTGACCATGTTGTTACTCTATAGGAATTATCCTGTAGTGGTCTTCTAGTATCAAAAACATAAACTATTTCACTTGTTGGCAAAGTTAAAAGATAAAAAGATTCTTCTGGGCTATATACTGCTTTTATATCAAGATTTTGAATAGGAAGCAATGTTAATAAATCATTCCTAATGTTCCTACTAACATCACTAATAGAAGCAGATTTTTCCTGTATTGTTCTTCCTAAAGACCTAACCCCAGAAGAAGATAAAAATAATAAGTCTGTACCTGTATTTACTACGGTATCTCTAGCAATACAGCCTATACCTATAATAGTATCTTCTAATACCATTGTAGCAGGATTAGTTGGCCCTGAGTAAATAAGTATAGTATTCTTACAGAATATTATAAGTTTACCGTTATGTGCTGCTAGTGCTGTAATATCATCAGCACCGTTAGGAAGCACACTGGTTATATCTAAAGAACCTGAAGAACCCCCTGTCCATTGGTAGCCTGTGGATAAATGACTAAAAAATACTGTGTGTTTGTTTGAGGACACATCAGCAGCCCAAAGCCTACCAAAAGCAGATATAACTTCGTTAGCTTGTGGAGCTGTACCTGTTTCTCCACTAAAGCCACTAAAGGTTGTTAAAACAGCAGAACCACCTGCGTCTGTATAAATAAGAGATTCATGTCCTGCTTGAAAACCAAAGGCATGATTGTTTAAATTAGCCCACTTCCAGTTATTAGCTGTTGGAGTATAACCGCTTGGCGTTATGTCCGTTAGTGTTGTTGTACCACTAAATATTTTATTGTTACCTGCCGATAGTATCCTAACATTACCACTTTGGTCTATGTACTCAAAGATGCTTTCAATGCCTCTGCTAGTTCCTAATACTTCAGAACCATTAGTAGTAACATAAGAAAATCCTTTTCTAGCACCTATTCTACCGTAGGTATCTATAACACAGTTATCTGCAATAGATGCAAAGTTTGGATCAAGATCAATAGGAGAATCTTGAGTATTTATACCAAAGAATGCAGGTGCAGAAAGTGTTAAGTTTTGAAGCTGTTGGGCCATTAGACTACCCTAAAAACAAGTTCTTCTGGATTCTTTGCGGCATCAAAAGCTATTGCATCCGACAAAGAAACTTGTGCTAAATTGAAGTATTCAGCGGCACTTTGTCCTCCTGTTTCTCCTCTTTCTCTGGCGGCTCTAGCGGCAGCACCTAAGACAACAGGGGAACTAGGAACAGATAAAACATCGGAGTCATTAGATAAAGAGTCGGGCCTTAAAACTACAGTAAAAATTAAACTATACACACCATCAGGTGTAGGATAAACGTCTATTTGAGTATCGCTGTTAGAATCAAAACCATTAAAGGTAAAGTAAAAAGGTGCGCCTGAAGATGCAGAACCTAGTTTTCTAAATGTCCTAAACTGTGCAGGTGTTTCATATTGTACTCTAGTGTTAGCTGTATCATTTAAAGCATCCAACACTTTAGAGTTGTCTTTAGCACCAGTCAATGAGTAAGTAAAATCAGAAGCACTTGTGTTAAAAGTTATATCTGTTCTTAAAGCACTCCAATCCCATGCGTTTTCTACTGTCTTTTTAGCATCATTAACTAACTCTCCAATCAAAAGAGAGTAAGAGTTTTCGGATACGGAAGATACTTCATTTTCTCTTAATCTTCGTAGGACGCTGTTTACTAATTGTAAATAAGTCATTAAGCATACCTTTTTCTTATATAGTCTTGTATTTCATCGTAACTAAAATCAGGTTCTTTAAATTTACTAAGCTCTGAACCAAATAAACCTTCAGTTGTTCTGTTAGCAAGAAGTCCTATTCTTGGTAAATCTATGTCTACCTCTGGTAAATCTATGTCTACCTCTGGTAAATCTATGTCTACCTCTGGTAAATCTATGTCTGCAAGTTCTTCTATTGTTTCTTTTACTGGCTGTAATATGGTATCATCTATGGTACTACCTAAAGTTTCTACCGTATCTTTTACTGGTTGTAATACCGTATCATCTACAACTCTACCTGCTTCTGCTATTTCATCTAATGGTAGAGAATCTTTAATTGGTTGTAGTACAGTATCATCTATAGAACTTCCTATGTCTGAAACAATATCCACTATAGGCTCAACAACAGCTTTTACTACATCTTCTAAAGGCCCAAGATCAACATCAACACCTTCAATGTTTAAACCACCACCTTCTTCAACATAAGTTCCTAAACCACTAGCTAAAGCATCGTTAAAGTCTGCACCACTAGCTACTTCAGAAACAACCGTAGTTAAACCTTCCTTTAAATCATCTGATTGAAAAATACCACCTATTCTTGAATCTTCAGGAAGTGAATCAAGAGTATTATCTAATAAAGTAGGAACAACAGTAGAGGTAATAAAGGCAGTAGGATCTCCATCTATTGCTGATGTTATTAAACCTTGTGTCTGTTGATAACTTAAACCGCCGAAACCTTGGCCTATATTGGGCGGCCCCACACCATCTACATCAACTCCTGAAGGTGATGTAACAAGTCCTGCCATGTCTAAGCCTGTCATTACTGTGCCTACAATATCACCTGTAGATAAGTCTTGACCATCTATTAGTTTTATTGCAGTGCTTATTACTTTTAAAGGTGGGGCTAAAATAGAAGCCATATCTAAAAAAGAAGTAACAGCGTCTGTTGGACTAGGGTCTGGAGGATCAGGAACAAACACTTCAACCATAGTATAAGAACCTACAGGAGCATCTGGATTAGTATCTAATCTATAAATAGTTCCATTATTTACTCCAAATCTTCCTGCGGAATAATTAGACGCTTTTGGGCCTTTTAGTCCTACGCCTTGGCGAATTTCTGTTCCCTCTGGAAGCGTAACCCCGTCAAAATATGGTGTTGGGTCAAAATCTTTTTTTGTTTCTATACCCTCAGCCGCTACTAAAGAATTAAATGTTTGTCTATCAGTAAACAGTCTGCCATAAGAACCTCCACCAACACCATAAGTGTTTGAGCTTCCAAAACCCCCTTCCCCCTGATAAACTTGTCGGGCAATATGACCGTTAAAGTAGGCTTCTTCGCCGTACATAGTAGCCTCATCTACAACTCTGTCATAAACATTATATGCTTCTTGTTCAATTCTTTCTCTTTCTTCGCTACCTGACCAGTTTTTCCATGCATCTATAAGATTAAAACTGCCGTCATTTTCTCTATATTCGTCCCCTTTAATTAAATCTGAGTATACTTGATTATATTGTATTTCTCCTGTTGCAGGATCAAAATATTTATTAAACATCATATTTTCATATGAAGGAGAATTATAGAAATCTTCTTCTTCTAATCTTCCTGATTCATCTAGTTCTTCTTGAGTAACAATACCATCTTTATTTAAGTCTTCAAGACTAAAAGGATCTTCTGCGGTAGCAGTCATAGGGTTGGCTAAAGAACTTGGTTCTTGAATTTCTTGAATAGGCGCTCTAGCATAATCTAAAGAATCCCTAGAATCAACCTTACCATCTTGATTAACGTCAAAGATATCTACACCGTTTTGTAAAACCCCAACACCTCTAGTATACCCATCTTCACCAACACCCGCTTTCATAAGGTCTTGAGGCGTATACCCTTGATCGCGTAATAATTTTATTAATTCTTCTTGGGTCACTGTAGTTACTTCTTCCAGTTAGCTAAAGATTTAATTCCAAAGGATGCTGCGATAGCCGAAGCTAAAAAACCTTTATAATATACAGGCATAGCATCAAGACAAATAAAACCATCTTCTATAAAAGGTCTTGCTTCTGGTATGAAAGCACCAATAAGGGGGATACTGAGTAAAACTACAAACCATTCGTCTTTCCAAGAGCTTGCAGAAGCAGACGCTTGTTGTTGTTCCCAAGAAGCATCATTTTGTATTACGTTTAGTTTTCTTTGATGTACAGCTTGTTTTTCTTCGGCTTTATTTTTAAGGTGAGTAGTGACAATATTAGCTACAGGAGAAACTAATAAAGAAAGGAAGTTCATTTTTATAACCTAGAAAGAGCAGGGGAACCCTTGGGTTAACAAAGGCTCCCCTATTTTTAAGGATTAAAGAACAACTACAAATCCTGTTTCAGAACGTAGAGGCTCAACACCGTACAACCGATCAGCAGTCATCAGAGTAGCTAGGTACTCTTGCTTATAAGTTGTTTGTGTACGAACACCTAATTGCTCAACAAGAACCATAGTGTCTCTGTGTCCAAAGATACCTGCTTTCACATCGATAGAAGAAGCAGAGTTATCTCCTGATGCCTCTACAGTTTGACAGTTATTAGATACATAAATGTCAATACCGTACAGATTACCAATAAGACCATTAACGACAGGCTGACCAGATACAAAGTCAGACGATACATAACGATCAATACCCATAATTGAGTTACGGGCTGAAGGAGGAAGAACCAAGAAACGATTATCCATTGGAGTGTTTGCTTCGTCCTGCTTTTGAATCAAAGCTCGGAAACCTGCATCAGTAAATACATCAGTACCGCCAACAACAGTATCAACAGCATAAGCTGTAAGACCATTAGAGGCATCAATAAAGAATGAATTACTGTGAACATAATCAGTAGCACTTGCGTTACCCTGATCTCCAAAGTTTTTCGCTAAATCATGTAAAGCAGTATCTACTTGCAAAGCAAGAGCATAACCCGCATCTTCGGTATAAAACTGACGTAGTGACGCAAGAGCTTGTACATCTGCAATATCGTCAATAAGTCGAGAATACTCGTAGTGTTGGTTAATTGATACTTGTACTTCAGTAGATGTACCATGAAGAATGTTGACCAAAGTACCTTCAGTTTTAGAACTGGCGGCACCACGATCAGGCGAAGGAATGTGAATAGTGTCACCCTTCTTTCCTTGCATGGTCATTTTCTTGACAAGATTAGCTAAGACTAGGTTCTTTTCGTATGAAGCAACAATCTCATCCGACCAAATTTCGGGGATAAAAGTTGCAGCTTCCGTTGCGCTAATAGCTTTAGCAGCTGTTCCAAACGCCCCTGATGTGGACGATACATATGCGGGTTGTGTAGCCATGATAATTTTCCTTTTGCTTTAAATTTGAGTAGTTAACGTACCCTTTTCTCAGCATAAGCCTGTAGTATTTCATCTGAAAGGGCTAAATACCGACTAGGGTTAGTTTTCATAAGATCCATAATGTCAGATCGACGGTAGATTTTCCTTGAGGATGGAGTTGTAGAACCTTGAGTAGTGCCTACTGAAGCATTTTTAACCGCTTGTTTTCGTTCTTGCTTTTCACTGTTAGCAGTTTGCTGTACAGCTTGAACACGATCTTTCCAAAGGTTAAAAAGTTCATCGGCAGTCTCATAATCATACATCTTATCAGCCTGTTGGAATAACTTTTGTCGAACTTTAGAGGCAGTCACCCAGTCTTGAAACTTTTTGTCAGCTACAATTTCAGCCATATCTGGATGAAGTTTCTGTAACTGAGCTTTAGCAGTTTCCTGCTTGTACTGTTGACTAATTTGTTCCGCTTCTAATATTTTAGGGTGTTTACTAATCTGTTGCTGAATAGCCTTCTCTGGCTCCGAAAAGAAATCAATTTCTTCTTCTTGTGCAGATGTCGTATTTCCCTGCTCTTTTGTGAGTTGTGTCTGGCCTTGAATGTAAGTATCTACAACTTTCCTTAGTTCACCAACTTCAGAACTTTGTCTACCCAATAGCTTTTCAGCTTCTTGGTGCATCTGGATAATTTCAGCAGTTGTTTTGCCTTGATATTTCTCAGGGACTACTGCTTCTGTTACTGGTTGTTCAGATGAAGAAGATCCGAAATCTTCAGTAGATGATAATTGTTCATCCGTTGTTTCTACATTCTCTGGTTGACGCTCAACTAATTGGCCCATTATTTATCCGTCCGTTAACGATTGTGGAAAAAGGGTATTATCAGGACTCTAAGAGTTTTCCTGTTTTCTTTCTTGTTTTATGGTCATTTCTCTGTGTTTAGCCCATTTCCTTGTGGCATCTGGAAAATCGCCAGAAATGGGATCAAGAGAAAAGTTTACACTTGAGATAATTCTATGTGCAGTAGATTCACAAACATCACACTTTTTGAAACTCTTAGAGGAATCTATTAGTGCTTCGTGAATATGGCCGTTATCACATTTAAAATCATAAAGAAGAACGCCCATTAAAAAGGTTCTTCCGTACTAGCTTGTTCTTCCTGAACTGCTTTTATTTGAGTTTCCAAATTAAGCATTGAAGCTATAACTACTAATTGTCCTTTTCTAAAATGTAAATCAGTTTCGTCTTTAGTAGCCTCCACTGAATTAATGTTTAACGCATTGTTTCGTAAGTCGTTTAATAAAGTTTTCCAACCTTCTGTATTAAACATTTCACGATAAGAGTCATAATACTTCTCTAGTTTTACTTGTTCTTCATCTACCATCTGTTTCTCCTCATTAGGACAGTCTTTATAGAGATTTCATTATAACATACTTTTTTACAAATGTCAAGTGTTTTTTTTAATTATTTTACATTCTTTTTTTCTTAGGCTTGCCCATTGTTGTCTTAGGCTTGTTTTTCATTTTCTTTTTGGTTGGTTTGCTTACTTTAGTTCCGTATGTTCCGTATCCCATTGCCATAACTATTTCCTTTTTTTACGTTTATGTTGATATGAAATTTTTTTTGGGCCTGTTTTTTCCTTCTTAAACTTTTCTGTCTCTTTAGCAGTCATTTCCTTGGTAGTTTTTGGTGTTTTAGCTGAAACACGTTTTGAAGGGCGACAGGCAGGATAAGGTCTACCTGTTTCTTTCTTCTTTCTGCCACACTTTTTCCCAGTCTTAACATCAACCCAATCTTCAGCAAACCAACGGGTTAATCCTGTTTTAGACTTTTTTGTACTTGCCGCCACGTTTTTTGTACTCCCTAACTAACCAAGCATTTGCATAAGCAGAAGGATAAACATCAAATTTCTTCTTTGCTTCAGATTTTACTCTGGAATACAAGGTTGGGTTTGTTGGTTTATTTTCAGCCATTACTTTTTACCTTTAGCTTTTAACTTAGCTTTATCCGATAACTCTTTAAAATGAAACAGCTTTACACTTGTTTTAGTATGTGTTTTGTTGCTGTGTAAAGAACCATCAGGCATTTTATGTGTATTGCCTTTGTGTAAAGTACCATCCTTCTTATAATGATTAACTCCCTTCATAATATCCTCCTATCTACTTGTATGACCACTTACCAATTCTTACATGACCAATATCTAGCCGTAAGTTTACTGGGAGGGCTAGTGTCACACTTATGCCTAGCCCTAAAACTTTTCTTCCTAGCAGGTTGGTCTTTCTTTATTGTCATGTTCTGATCCCCAAAACGTATTGTTTTAGTCTGATCTCCCTGTTTTGCTACAACAACAAACTTTTTAGTGGGATGGCTTGGCGTTCTTTTTGGTTTGTTGTAAGCAGACACACCTGCATTTTTTAACTTAGAGTCTTTTTCTTTAGCCACTAAGGTTGTCCTCCGATTGCTCTTAAAACTGTTTGTTCTGTAGGAGAAGGTTCGGGAGCTTTGGTTTGTTCCTTAACTGCAACCTCACGCTCCCTTAGTAGCTGTTCGGACATTTTAATTCTTCTTTCAAACTCTTTATCGTCTTCTGTTCCTGCTCTTAGGTTTGTTGTAACTGCCTTAATCCTATCAATCTCTATCTCCTGCGGTATAACTTGAGTTTCCATTGATAGTTTAGCGGCCCTAGCTGCTGACTCTTGTGCTTGACCATTTAAAGCATTAGACTGAGACTGTTGGAACTGTAGCTGAATCTGTTGTGCTGCTTGAGCTGCTTGAGCGGCCTGTGGGTCTGGTTGATTAGCCTGACGCATGAAGGCAATAATTTGTTCTCTGTTGCTTAAACTCATATTGTCAATAACGGACTCAATAAGTTGATTCTTAACTGGGGAATCTCCCATGGTTTGCAACAGTTGCGTTAGTTGTGCTATTTCGTATTCTCTAGCTACAATACCTAAAGAACTACTAGCAACAAACTTATAGTCAGAGACAGGATATTGTTCAGGTTCAAACTGCATATACCTGTGAGCTACTTTAGTAACAAAAGGTATTAGGAAAGACTCTTGGAAGTTAATTAATGTTCTCTTATGCCTTTTGATTATGGTTCCCAATCCCATAGAAAACCCTGCGGCTGACCTAGTGTCTGAACCTGCGGTAGTCCCAGAAGGGTCTACAGCACCAGTAGCGGCCTGTACCATTCTTTGCAAAGCATCTGCTTGAGAAAAAGTAATTTGACTAACTTGACCAAAATTAAAAGGCTGTAGGATTTCCGAAGGGTTGCCGTTAGTTAGTAGTACTTTTCCTGATCTAACCTCTGGTCTTGACCCTCTGGGCATTCTAGTGGCATCCATAGCCAACATAGGATGGACAGTTAGTGCAAGAGCATCAATTCTAGCTCGTAGTTCTGCGTCTAAGGCTTTTTGTGAGTTATACCCTTTCTCGCATACCCCTCGACCCCAAAAGCGGCTAGGAACGACATCAAAAGGAAAAGCAATTACTGGCCTATCCTTCATCATGTACGGGTTTTCTTCCGCTTTAAGAAGTACACCTTCATTGGCAATAACAACAATAGCCTCAACGTAGTAGCTGTTGCTTTCTGATGTAGAACCTTCACCGTCTTCAAGCAAAGGTTCTATAATTTCTACTTCTACTTGATTTCCGTCTTCATCTACATCAAACAAACCTTCATTCTGAGCTTTTTTTAAAAGATGTCTAGGTACTAAACCGTAGTAAGTTGTTTTTCTTGTTTTGTTTTCTTCATAGACGTTACTAAGGTTCCTATCTGCTTCAATGTCTGTATCTACATAAGCACTTTCAAGGTCAATTTGACGATAAACCCCTTCTTCCTGTAGTATTTCTATGGCGTGTTTTGGCACATATTCATCAATAGCAACACCTAAAGCATCTTCAATGGAGGTAGCTACTGGGTCTATAAGAAAGTTTTGGGGAAGAATAGGGCGTAATTTACATACTGTGCGTTCCTGAATATTTACACCTACAGCAGTTAAGTCTCCACCCATAACAGGCTCAGTTGCAGGTATCATTTCTTTTTCTTCGGATAAAGTTATTTCTCCAATGCCCGTTCCAAAGATAGCTGAGTTTAAGACACACTCTGCGATTGCCTTTCTAGTCTTATTTTTAGAAAAATCTTCGTATAATTTCTCTCGTAAGTAAGCTATGTCCTGTTGGTTTTGATCTCTAATATCATCCTTAATATCAAACCAACGTCCTCTACCAAACGTAGCTTCCTCAATCTCCGCTACTGTGGACTCTACTGCTTGCTGAAGTGCAGGAGATATAATCCTAGAGCGTTCTGAGCTTCTTGTTTTATCTTCAGGCGACCAAGTACCCCTAAATAGTCTATAATATTCATCAAATATTTCTTGATAGTTAGTTTCAAAGTTCTCACGCCATTCGTTACACTTATCAATGACCCAACCTTGTAAACTTTCATCAACAAACATTTCTTTATCATAGTTCTTCATATTAATACCCTGCGTAAACGTCAGTAAACTGATAATCTTCAGTGTCTAAGTCAATATCGTAAGCTGTATCCGCTAATTGATCTATGTAGGCTAAAGCATCAATTAAATCGTCATGTACCAAAGGGTTTGGAAACTGAAACAGTTGGTCTAAAAACTGTGTATTCCAAGAGCCTTTATTTAATTTTAAATTCCCATGTTCAAAACGACCCTGTAAGGCCCAGACAATCCTGTCTGTTTTCTTTTTGTTACCATGTGTTAGTTCTTCAATCCTAAAGAATACTTGACTTTTCTTCATTAAGTCACTAATATAAGGAAGGACTGCATTCTTTAGTGCGCCCTTTTCTATTCCTACGGATATAGGGCGGTATTCTCTTACAACCTCAAAGATTTTTCTTGCTGTTTCTTCTACACCCCATCTTCCGTGAGCTATGTTTGCAACCCACCACCCTTCTTGACTAACTTTAACTATAGCTATGGCTGTTTCATCTAAGTGTCTTGTTTTTGTTTTTACTTTGTTAACGTCAATAAAACCTGCTAAATCACAAGCTACATAGAAATCACCTTCATCTGGTTCTTCATCTAAGAAAGTAACATCTTCTTCCTTAAACAGTTCTGAACCTTGTGCCTCAAAGGAAGCTAAAAACTCTTGCCTAAAAGAGTACCTAGACATTGATTTTTCTGCTGACTTGATTTCCTTTGGATCAAGTAAAGGGTTATCATAACTGGTAAAGTGCCACCCTTTAAAATCTACATCTTCAGATAACTTTGAATAATTATACAATTCATAGAAGTGGTTACGTCCCATTGGTGTTCCAATGAATAATGCACTTCCTTTCTGGTCAGCCAAGGCAGGTCTTAATATCTGTTCCCAAACCTCTGGCTTCATATCTGCATATTCATCCATGACAAGGAACTTTAAAGACACACCCCTCATGGTTTCTGGCCTGTCTGAACCCTTTAAAGCTATCGTAGTCCCATTTATTAGTTTTATTTGTAGGTTGTTTACGTGGGAACTAGCTATTACAGTATGCCCCAGTTCCAACAACAAAGACCACATAATGTCCCTAGCTTGTCCTTGTGTTGGTGCTACATAGAACACCTGTCCTTTAGTTTCACTAAGACCATTTATTATCAAAAGCCAAGCGGCTAGCCTAGATTTACCTGTACGTCTGCCTGCTGCTATAACCTTAAATCTTGAGTAGTCTCCAAAGACTTCTTGTTGCCAAGGTAGCAGTTCTACGTTTAGATCAGCCATGACTTACTAAAAAATACTTAGGTATGCCTAAGTACACTCTAGTAACACCACATTACAGGAGTGGGGCCAGAGTCACTATTCCTGATATCAACATGAATGAAATTACGAGCAACTCCAATCCCGTTGAACCCAAGTGATATTGCGTGTTGTACAATAGAATATCGTTGCATACCGTTCTGAACCTTAATGTCTGCCGCAATACCTTTACTGTGAGTACCCGCTTTAGTTTTCTTAGCTTCGATTGGATGGGTTGGATCTCTATAGCCACTAGAGATAATAAATGGAAAATCACACGCCTCCCTAAGTAAATCAAGTTTATGTATTAAAGAATCTTCAATGAGGTTGTTACCTGTGTACTGACAAGCAAACTCATCCTTTGTAAAATATTTAAAGTTAGACATAGTGTACTCTTATTCTATATACTGTGCTTCACCGTCTATATCATCTGTTGTGGAACCTGAAGATATTGTGGTTTGTTCTCCACCTACACCAGTAATGGAGATATTGATAGCACTTTTACCCCCTGCTACCTTATCTTTCTCAAAGTAACTTAGGGGCATTATCCTATCAACTACTAGCTTCCAAGCTGCTGCTTGATGTTTATGTTCATCATTAAGTGCTGCATTGAATATAGACTCTAATACTAGCTTAGACTTAGGGGAAGACAGCATCCTCCCTTTATATTCATTGATAATCGCGGCATCACCTTTGGGCCTACCTCTGGATAAACCAGTAGCACCTCTCTTTCGAGACACCATTTCAGTCTTTTTAGGCCGCCCACGCTTCCTCTTTGGAGCTTCATCAGTAGTCATAAGTATAACTTAAGTTTGCCTTGTGTAAATTGCCTAGGGGCTACCCTGTAGATTTCACATTAAGAATATGTTTTTTGTTTATTCAGAAATCTTTATCTTGGTGTTCCTTAGATTACTTATTTAGTGTAGCATACTTTTTCTTAAATGTCAAGAACTATTTTAACTATTTTACAAAAAAGTTACATTTAGTTACTCTAGGGACTGTCTTATACTAAAGACACCCCTAAGTATTCTTTAGTTAAACCTAAGTAATTTTTTATGTAGTAAATTGTATAAATACCTATAAACAATCTACAAAGTAATTCCTAAGTAATTCAAAGACTTAAGTATCCCTTGGCTTTGTCTTACTAAATACACCATTATTGTTATTATTGTATGTAAAATAACTACCTAAGTTCCCATTTGTCTTTTTTTTGTATACGGGTGGGTACTACAAGTAATCTATAGCCGCCAGTCCCCCTCGGGGGCATAAGTTATCCACAGGTTATACATAAGTTATACATTGGTTATACATTGGTCAGACCAAATGGTGTCAAGTTATCCACAGGTTATACATGGGGCAGACATTTGTAGAACTAATGGTTGACATGTGAGTGCCTATGTAGTACCCAATAGTCCAACACTGGATAACCAATAGTCAAACAATAGGAAATCATTAGTGTATAAAAGGAGGGAAGAAGACATAACAAAAAGACATAAACTTTCATTTTAAGTATGAATATAAAGCATTGTAAACTGGTGCAGCTTTTGGGTAATATGTTTAGATTAACTAAACAAACACAAAGAGGTGCAACACCATGAAAAACATTGAAATACACAGCGGAGCCATTAAAGACATTAGGCGCGTAGATACTAGCTACTATGGCAACCCTCGCTATTCATTTATGATTAACGACTTAAAAGTCTACACGCCTATCGATTCTTTGTTAGGTTATTCTATACATAATTATCTCAATAAAAAGGTAGTCGCAAGGATTGGTGACCATTATAACAGAGTAACCTTAAAAAGCATTAAGGAGGTGGCAGCATGAATAGGCGAACATTAATGAGCGTACAGGTAATAGATTTTTATCTTGATTGGTTCAATAACTACCTGACAGTTGAAAAAATAGCTGAACATCATGGACTGGATGTAGATGATGCAAAGGCACTAATTAGCATGGGGCGATATATGCACCATAGACACGTTGAAATGATGAATGAGGTACGACACCATGGAAAATGAGATATTAGATTTAATGAAAGAGACACTCGTAGGCGATGAAAAAATGGATTGCAGTGACGTTTTATATGATCTACTAGACTACTCGGGAAAACTACACGAAATCATAGATTCCCATATAGATCTCTATCATCTCGACTTGAGAGTATGGGCAGTAAAGCACTGGAAGTATGTAGAGGAAGCACTGGAAGAAGGTATTTGTGAGGGAGTAAATGACTATCACAAGATGATACAAGCGGGGCAGTATATGGCCTTGTCTGAGTACGCTAGGTGTTGCGTTGATGTATTATTTAACGAATACAACGGTGTATTATTTAATAGGGAGGTGGCATGATGAAAAGCGCATGAAAGTGCTAACTATAAACCATTTTTGGCGCATTAAAATGTAAACACAAAAGGAGTAGTAAAAGATGATGAACGAACAAATAGACTTTGAATTTAACAACACTGAGGGATTAACGCTTGC